TCCGCCAACGCAGCCACGCCACCCAGAGGCTTGAGGATGCGCAGCGCCTGGCGCTCGGTGCTGTAGGTGCCACGCATGCCGTCGGCAAAGTCGTGGCCGGTGATGGCCTGTACAGCATCTGCGGCCCACATCACACAGTCGAACTGGCCCCAGGTGAACGACATGGCCATGCGCTGTGCCACCAGGTCACCAAAGCGTTGCTGCCAGTCTGGCAGGCGGGTGAGTGTGGTCATTTGCGCCCCCAGCTTGCTGCTGGCCATACGTCCTGGTGCGTGGCCTGGCTGCTGATAAATTCAAGGCAGCGGTCACCAGGGCTCACCAACTGCTGGTCGCCATCGGTGTAGCGCAGCGGCTTGGGCCGGCCGAACACGCGCGCCATGGGGTGAGCCGTGACGCTGATCGTGCTGGTGGCGCCGGCCTCGTTGATGCTCATCTGATCGAGCAGGAACGTGCCCAGCGTGCTCACGTCTTCAATTGCCTTTGTGTCGGCGTTGAGTATGGCCAGGCGCAAGATGCAGCGCTTGTTGCGTGCCGATGTTCCAAGCACCAGGGCAATGTTCTCGGTGGGGATGCCAGAGATGGCGAACTTCACGCCCTGGCTGTCTCCAGCGCTGTCGCGCAGGTCTTCAATGGCGCCCAGGCTTCCGGCAGCGAGGTAGGTGTTTCCACCCCACACAATGGGCACGGCAGACGTGGCCAGGTACAGCACAGGCGAGAACGCCATTTCAACCAACACGGCCAGGTCAACCGCTGGCGATGCCAGCGCGGTGGATGCACCAGAGGCAAGGCTGCGCATTACCAGACCTCCACCAGGTCAAGCGCAACACCTTCGGCCATCATCGGGCGGTAGGTGATGGCAGCGCTGTCGGCCGGCATCATGAACTGTGCTGTGGGTTTGTCCCAGGTGATGGCCGCGCCGGCCGCCACGGTTTCGCGCACGCGGTGCAGCAGGTTGACGGTGATGACAGTGCCCACGGCGGTAGCGTCGTCGGCCACTTGCAGAAGGTGGCTTCCAAGGCCCAGCATGTCCCCGGCCTTGAGAGTGGCGCCCACGGTGGTGTTGATGACCAGCACACTGTCGCCCCGGTTCACCGTGGTAGCCAGGGTGGGCGTGCCGCGCAGCGTGCCTACGGGCTGCGGGCGGGCGAAGTGCCAGCAGCGTACGCGGTTCACACCGCCGCGAAGTTTGAACACCAGCGCCTCTACCGCACCGGCAACGGCTGTGCGCCGGGCCGGCATGCTGAGTGAGAGCACCAGCCGCTCAGCCACAAAACTCACCACCTGCGTGCTGCCGTTGTATGGGCTGGTGAACTGTGCCTGCGCGCCCTTGGAGCCGATGGCGCATGTTTGCGGCAGCATGGTGGCCGGCCAGTCGAAGGTGCTCACAATACGCCTTTCTTGCGCAGCAGGCCAACAATGCGCGATTCGGTGGCCTGGCTGCTCATCTGCAGCGCCGCCATCAACTCGTTGCGCTGCACGCCGGCCGCCACCTGGTTGATGATGGTGACGCCGCCGCCACCGCCAGAGCTGGCCACGCCCAGCTTGCCGTCAGCGCCGCGCTTGAGCGGCATCACTGCCTCGGGACCGGCCTCACCCATCAAGCCCAGGCCGTCGCGCATGCCGAACAGCGTGGGTGAACCAACCACGCCGCCTTGTGCAAACGCCCGCACGGGCACACCACCGGACAGCACTGCACCATCGGCGGCAAAGAGTGACAGGAATGTGCCAAGCAGATCGCTACCACCACCGCCACCTGCCGACTTGCCGAAGATGGCATTGCCAATGTCGGCCGCAATCGCCTGGCTGGCCATCTTCAGCAGCAGGTCACCCCACATCTGGCCGATGTTGTCAAAGTCGCCCTTCAGCGTGGACAAGATGGTGTCGCCGAATGCGTTTTGCATGTTGGCGGCAAACTGCTTGCTGAACTCGGAAACCTCAACGGCTACGGGCTTCAGCTCTGCGGGAAGCGTGCCAAGACGGGTTTGCACCATCTCTGTGAACTGCTCAACGCTGATCGCTCCGGCCAGAAAGCGCTTTTCCAGCAGCAGCATGTCGGCCTGCATAGCCTCGGTGTTTGCGGTTGGCGTGGCAGCGAGCAGAGCGTTGAAGCGCTCCACCTCGGCATTGGCCGCCTGCTGCGCTGGGGTGAAAGCAAGAATCTTCTCTTCCAGCGCCTGCATGGCCTCGTCTATGCCAGGGCCACCTTGTCCGCTGGCCTTCAGGCTGATCAGCTCGGTGAGCTGTTCGCGCAGGGCGCGCACCTTCTCCAGGTCGGTGTCCTTGATGGCCTGCAGAGCGTCTTTGAGAGCCTGAGGCATGGCCGGCTGGTCTTGAACCAGCTTTTCAAGAGCAGCCACCTTCACCGGCTTGGTGGCGGCTGGCAGTTCTCCCACCGAAGCCAGGCTTCCGCCACTGCCACCACGCCCAGCGCCGGCCGACCCGTCCAGGCCCAACACCTTCTCGTAGTAGCTGACTTTGCGCTTTTCGTCTTCAAGCTTGGCCAGGGTCTGCGACTGGAAAGCCTGCTGCACACCCGTGAGCCCGCCACGCGATGCCTGATCGCGCAGGTTCTGCAAGATGCCACCCAGCTCTGCAACGCTGCTCTTCGCAGCGTTCAGGCCATCCAGATTGTTGCCACCAATGACACCAAAACCGAGCTTTTCAAACGCCTTGAACCCGTTGCCGAACTCTTGGTTTGCCAGCTTGCTGGTGCGCAGCATCTCATTGAGTGCCGGCAGGAAGGTGGAAATGATGGAGCGGCTGACGTTGTTGACGTTGGTGTCAAACTCGAACAGCGCCTTGTTGAACTTCTCCGCCTCTTCGGCCTGCTGCGTCGTCACCTTGGCATTGAGCGCACCAGCATCAGCCAGGTCTTTGAGCATGGGCGCAGCATCGCGGATGCTTTTCCCGAACAGCTCCTGCGTGATGCGGGCCTTGTTGCCGTCGTCAGCAAAACCGGCCAGCGCCACCGCCGTCTTGCGCAGCGCTTCGGCAGGGTCCAGCTTGCGCAGTTCGGCAGCATCCAGGCCGATGGCCTTGAGCGCCTGGCTCACGCCGTTCTTTCCGTCAGCCTCTTTGAGCGCTCCGTTGAACTTCACCAGCACGCCAGACACATCGTCCAGCGTGCCGCCGTTGCGCCGGGCAATGTCCTCCAGCGCGCTCAGGTTCTCAATGCTGGCACCAGTGGCGTCCTTCAGGTCGTTGAGAGCGTCAAGCGCGTCAACATTGGCCTTGACAAACTGCACCATGGCGCCGGCTGAGAATGCGCCGGCCAGGGCCACACCCACGGCTGCACCTGCGGCCTTGCGCTTGTTGAAGCTGTGCTCGATCTGCGCAGCGTTCTTTTCGGCAATGCGGCCAGCCTTGTCCATGCCCTCTTGGAGCTTGGCAATCTGGGCGACGATGTCGATGCTGAGTGTTGCGAGGGACATGGGTGCTCAGTGGATGGTGTTGGGCTCAGTGGTAGGACGGTGGCTTTTGATGAGGCTCAGGCGCCAGAGCAGGCCGTCCACGTCTTGCACGCCAAGCCAGGCGCACACGGTGGGCAGGCCAGCCCAATCGAGCCCACCCATGCCGTTTGCCAGCAGGCTGTAGGCCCGGAACGCAATTCCTTCGTCATGGCTGGCCTGGGGTGGTGGTTCGCCCTCGTACTCAACGCCCTGGCTGGCGTCAAGCAGGGCCATCAGTTTTTTGCAGCGTCGGCCCGCGTCTTCAGGTGCTGGTTCACGGCTTCACCAATGGCGCCTGCCACCTGAGCCAGAACATCAGTTTTGTCCAGCACGTACTCTGCCCACAGCTCGGGGCTGAATGGAGCCGGGTCAGACGCGCCCACAGCGGAGCCCAGCAGGTCGGCCTCGGTGAAGCCTTCCCATCCGTTCACCTGCTGGCACACATGCTCGGGTGTGATGCCACCGTACAGGCTGGCGAACTCGGTTTCGCGTGGGCGCAAGTAACGCACGCGCTTGCCGGGTGCCACCTCTACCCAGTGCTGGCGCTGGGCCAGCAGCCGCTCTGCAATGCTGGCCATGGATTAGGCGGCCAGCTTCAGCGCAAAGCCCTTTACCGCCACCGAGAGCGAGCCCGTGCCCACGGCGCCGGTCTGCACCGATTCACCGGCCAGCGATGGCTCACCACGGAACACGCGCACCGCGCCGCTTTGAAGGGTGATGCGGAACACCAGCGAGTTGCCAGCCTGTGCAGCGGCCTCGATCAGCGCCATGGCGGTGCTGGGGGTGTCGGTGGCCTTGATGTTGAGGGTGACCGACTGGGTGGGCAGCAGGCCGTTTTCTTCCTGCTTCACGATGTCGATCAGGCAGGTGGTGTCGATTTTGTCAGCCGCACCGCCGCCAATGTCGTACTGATCGCACTCAGCCAGGGTTTGCCAGGTGGCCACCGGGGTGAAGGTGCCGGCTGTGAATGCTGCATAGTTGGTAGTGTTCAGGCCCTGCAGGGTGAAGTTGTTGGTGACGGGGGCGTCCACCCGCACGGCCTGGCCTTCAAGCTGCGCCATGCCGCTCACACCGCTGAAGTAACCCACCGTCGCATCGGCCTGGGCATGCGCGGTGGCGGTAGCCACGCCGGGCGATGCCTGGGTAACCGCCGTGACGGTGACGGGCGTTCCGTTGGTGGCGCCGACTTCCACCTTGATATTGCGGCCTTTGATGAATGCCATGGGTGGCTCCTTTCAGACGAAAAAAAGCCGCCTCAGAGGGCGGCGGGTGACGAATTGCGGTTCGGGCTACTCAAGCCACTCAACGGTGAGCTGTACGGCATCCAAGCCCACCTCGGCATCGAAGGCGCCGGCCGTGCCAACCACCAGCGCACCTGCGGCAGTGGTAGCGGCTTTGCAGGCGTCTGCAACGTCTTGGGCCTCAAGGGCGGTGTCGGCCCAGCACTGCACGTCGAAGGTGACAATGTCGCAGGCCAGGGTGTTGTCCAGCGTGTATTGCGGGTCGTGGCTGCTGGTGAAAACGATGTAGGGCAGCGCCAGGCCAGCCGGAACAGCGTGCATGGCCACCCGCGAGCCCACCAAAGCCGTGAGCGGTGCATGGGACAGCAAGGCTGCGTGGTAGGTGGTTTCTGCGCTCATGGCGTCTGGCCCTTGTTGTTGAGCTTGGCGATGGCCGGGCCGATCTTGGCTTTGAAGACTTCCAGCGCCTGGCCTAGGCGTTTGGCCCCGGCTTCAAGGAAGTGATGGCCAGGCACAGCCGGTGAATTGCTGCGCATGTGGGCGCGGCGGTTGCGCTTGGCAAGGGCACTGCGCGGGCCGGTTGCTGGCGTCCATCCGAAGTTCAGCCAGCGCCAGTAAAACGGATCTGTCTTGCTTTTGGCGCCGCGCTGGCCGGCCTTGGCAGGCTTGACGTTAATGAATACGCCAACATCGCCAGCGCGCCGGGCAATCTTGCTGGTGCGCACGTTGATGGCCTTGCGAACGGTTCCACGCTGGCGGTAGGGTGCAACGCCGCGAAGCACTGGTGCCGCTTGCCGGGCCGCATCGCGCACCACGCGCCCAGCAGCAGCCAGGGCGTTTCGCAGGGCACGCTTGCGCAGCTTGGCCGGGATTGACGAGAGTGCGGCCTTCAGCTCTGGAATGCCAAGCACGCGCGCCTCAACGACCATCACGCACCCCGGTTGCGCACATCAGCTCCAGATACTCACGGCCGCCTTCCACTTCAATGGGCGGCGCCACCATGTCGTGAGGCTGTCCGCGCCAGAGCACACGCATGCTGGGCAGCAGGCCGGCGCGGTAGCGGATGGTGAACTTCACCTCAGCCGCTGCCTGAGTTTGACCAGCGGCAAAAAACTCTCGCCCGCGCAGTGGCTGGGCGCGGCCCCATACAGTGGCCACGTCTTGCCAGACACCCGCAGCCTGCCCCAGGCCGTCTTGCGTGGCGGCACGCTGTTGCAGCGTGATCCGTTGGTTGAGGTTGCCAGCGCCTGCCATCACATGGTCCAGATGCGGTAAGCGTCCAGCAGGGCGTCTGTGTAGCGGCCTGGAAGCTCAGCCACGGTGCCACCTTGGGCCACGCTCTCTTTGAACTTGTAGGCGGTGCCGATGTGCAGCAGCATCCAGGCTTTGATGGTGGCGGGCACGGCAGCAGCATTGGCGGCCATTCCGACCACGTACTGAATGCGCAACGCGTTGGTGGTGTCGGCCGTGGCGGGCCAGCTCACATTGGTGGCAGGTAGCAGCCAGCATGGGGTGCTGTACGAATCGAGAACGTACTGGTCAGAGGCCAGCAGGGTGTCTGTGGTGTTGGTGGCGGTGTAGCGCACCGATGTGATGGCGCTCACATCGGCGTCTGGCAGCTCGATCTCTGCCGTGGGGAATGCGTCAAGCACCTGTTCCCACGTCTGGCTGATGAGCCTGCGGCCAAGCTCGTGCTCAGCCGCAACGCGCGCGGCCGGGATGGCGATGGCGCTGAACCATGTATCGTCGTCAGCACCGTCAACACGGCAGTGGCTTTTGGCTTCAGCCAGGCTGATTGGCTCGGTGGCCGGTGCAGTGATGAGGCGTTTGCTCATTGGCGTGCTCGGGTGCTGGTGTTGGGGCTGCGGTTTGCGGCTGTGCGCGATTGCCGCGTGGCCTGTGAAATGCTGGCCATGCGCTGGGACAGCGATAGACATGGCTGGCTTTCAGGCGTGAAAAAGCCCGCACACGGCGGGCTGGGTGTTGGTGGCTTGCGAGCTCAGAGCGCGGTGAGGCTCAGGTTCGTGAGGCTGTACTTGCAGCCGAACTGCTGCTTGCCATACACGTCTTTGGGTGGGTTTGCGTCGAGCTGGAACGTAAAGTAACTCACCTCGTTTGCATAAATGCGCGTGTAGGTGAACGTGGCGGCGAATGGCTGCGGGGTGCCGTTTGGCAGATCGGTGTGTGGCGTCATGGTCCACAGAGGGCCGACATTCATTCGGACGGCCTGGGTTGGGGCTTCCACCGCGCTTGCGCCGCAGTTCTTGGTGATGGTCCATTCGGCCCGGTAGGTGCCGTTGGGCAGAGACTTGTAGGCGTTCCACTGAGGGCGCAGCGGGTATGCCTTTGGGGCCGTGCTTTTGGCGCCGCCGCTCATGGCAGTTGCGGACTGCAAGCTCAGTCCGACGCCAGGATCGAAGTCGGCGACACGGTTCAGATTGGGCCACTGCGCAGCCTGCCAACCACCCGTGTATTTGTTCACCGGGATGATGTAGGTGCCGTTGAAAACGCCGTCCATCGACGGTGCGAGGTTGACAGTCTGCGCGCCAGCGGTGGCAGCGAACAGGGCCAGGAGGATGGTGATGATGTGGTGCATGGTGGTGGGGTTGGGTTATGTGAGTTGGGCTGCGGTTTGTTATGCCGCCACCTTTTCTGACAAATCTCCGTCAAGGTGATAGAGGGCCACGAGGTCAGCCTCAGTGCCGATCCTGGGTGATGTTGGTGCTGTGTAGGTCGCGCCGCTGTAGATGGCGCCGTCCCAAACCGCCACCTCGTCAAGCGTTCCACCAGACATTGCAAACCCACTGCTGTTGTGGCGCAGGTAGTAGGTGCATGCGGCTGGCTTTGTGGTTACAGCCGTTGTCGAATTTGCATCCCGAACACCAGCACCGGAGTCTGTGATGTTGGTGAGATAAAGCTGTGTCCCAGCCGGACCCTCAACAAGTGCTGCGTGATACCTCTTGCCAGCTACCAGCGTCGTTGCTCCAGTGACAGCGTTCGTAACCAGCTTTCCGGTGGCCGCAATACCAAGGTAGTTTTGTCCTCCACCGCGCCCAAAGATGACTTGCAGAGCACCAACAGTCGGGCAAGTGAAGAAGCACTCAATGGTGCTTCCACCGGCACCAAATGCAGCACCCTTGCTCGCACTTGTTGCCGCAGTTCCGGCAGAGAGCGTTTGACCAAATCCAGCTTGCTCTTCAACTCCAAATGCTGTCGCTGTTCCGGTAAGCGCGAATGGAGAAACATTTGCTGCGCTCACAGGCGGTGGGTTTACCGCACCAACCGGATTAGGCGCCGGTACTGAAATTGCAGCGAACGTAGGCTTAACACACCGGCCTACCGCTATACCGTCTGCGTCAATTAAATCGTCGCGGATCATGTCTAGATTTGGAGTACCGGAATAGTCGTTCGGCCAGTAAATTCGCAAATCAAGAATTGATCCGTCGCCTGGGTCATTTGCCAGCGTTGCTGATAGGGTAGTTTTGTTCACTACAGCTAACGCAGATACTGGGTATCTGTTGTTTGCATTTCCATAGGTGTCGTACATCCCGGCAGCAAATGCCCAAATCCTATTGTGCGGCGCACCGGTCAGCACCAGCGACCCCTGGCCAACATCACTTAGCGTGATGGTTATTGTTGTTCCTGTCCGTGTTGCTGATACTACTGATGGGCCTGCATTGCTGCGCAGCCCAAGTTCTGCCCTTGTAGACCGATGCCAGTGCTGTGACAGCGTGATGGCTCCAGCCTGAGATGGATGTACACCATCCGACAAAACCAAATCTTCAGGACAAACATGGTTCGCCCCATTTGCTGCACACCAAGCTTCAACCGCGCCCCTTATCCGATTGCGTGTGTACGGGTCACCCCACAGCCCTCCGAATGCAATATTTGGGATAGATGAAAGGTGTTTCGCGTACCCAGCATAGGAGTTTGCTGATGTGAGCGCCGAGAACACCATGTCTAGAGATTGCTTATATGCGTTCGGTGGGGTTGCGTATCCAGCTTCCGTGTGACCTTGCAGCCAAATTTGAGACTCCCACGCCCCGCCAGCCTTCGCCGCAACAGCCTGAAATTGCGTGGCATTAGCTTGCCCTGCCCAGTACGTGCCGCTCGATGTACCCGACGATGTATGACCGATCATCCCGGTAGCAACGCCGAAGGCTTTGCACTGCCTGGCTAGGAAGTCGCTCACACCAGTTGAGCCGTAGTTTCCTCCGTCCGCTGGTATTTCCCAAGGCATCGACGCGACGACAGGCATGTAATTTATCGTGTCGCCGTTGTATGTCGCATGCGCTGAGCAATAGGCGCTAACCTGCACGCCAAGCGTCGCGTTTGTATCGGTTCCGGCTTGACGCTGTAGAAATCTTGTGGCCAGAGATTGACCAGCAATTGCCACTACACGGCCTGCATTTATTCGGTTGGTTCCGAGAGTCCATGGCCCGGTTGGGTGCGTGGCAACATCGAGATAAAACCAGCCGTCTCCAGCAGCCACTGGAACACCACTGGAATCAAATGCGGGAACGTCTATTCCTGACATCAGCACTGACCCGCTCGCTGCAGCCGCATTAGCGAGCCACGGCGCTTGCAGCACGGTTACACCATCTTGGTGACTTCTTCGGCGGCAGTAAATGGGCTGCGTGCCAGAGAACGCGAGAGCCAGACTGATGGACGCTTGCCCCTTCCCTTGACCGCCCCCTGTCGCTGTGCTGCGCTGGACAACGCGAAGCGCATCGGGCTGGGTCACAGCGACAGAGACGCCGGCTGGAGCCGCCCCACCCACACCCGCCATCAGCGCGCGCACGAACTGGTTGAATTGCAGCGGCATATCAGGCCCCGCTCACGCCGTAGGCGTTTCCCTCACCTGCATACGGCGTGACAACAACAGACCCAACTTGGTTGGATGCGCGAGTCCTTGTGACATCAGAGGCCGCACCGTTGAATGTGACACCTCCAATTGGGTGCAGTGTCAGCGTTCCGCTGGCTGGGGTCTGCACAGTGAATTCTGGCTGCGGGTCAAGCAGTGGGACTGTGACGGTGATTGCCTTGGTTGCGTAGAACCGTCGCCCATCGTCGCTCGCCTTGATCGTGTAGTCAGCGTCCAGTGGAAATGCCTGGCCGTCGATTTCACTCGGGACAGTCCAAGTGACAGCGGCCACGCTGGAAATTGCGCTCTTTGACGCGATCAGCCCCGACTCAGTTGCTGCGTCGAATACGCTCACCACGGATCCGGCCGGGATAACGTACTGCCCATAGCGGCGGGGTTCAAGCAGTTGGATGGTCATGGTGTTGTACTTGCGTCAGGGCGCATTCAGATGCCCACAGAGATGGGCATTGCGGATGCGTCCGCTCATTGGTTCATGGTCTTGGCGTAGGCCACGGCGTCCGGGTGCGGATCGACTGTACCAGAAGCAGCCAGGGCCGCCACTTCGTCGGAATCGGCCACCAGCAGATCGCCAGCGACCACGCCGAACGCCGGAAGGTCCACCAGGGCACGGGCCTCGGTCTGCCCAGCCTGGTCGGCCTTTGTTTTGCGTGTTGCCATCGTGAGAATGGGCGAGCCAGAAGGCCGCCCTGACCCGCTTAGGTCGCGCTGTTGGCGTAGTACTTGACGGCCGCCGAATCCAGCAGATTGCCGCCGGCACGGTGCCACATCAGGAAACCGACCTGGCCCAGCTTGGCGTAGGCAGAGTCCTCAAAGCGGAACAGCGTGGGGGCCATCACGTCGCGGATCACGTACTTGCTGAAGTCGCCGAACAGAATCGACTTGGCATTCGCCGCCATGGCAGCCACATCCTGATTGATGCAGATGTCATAGCCCAGCAGGGTGTCACCCATCGCCTGGCCAAGGCCGTCATAGCCCGGCAGGAAAATGGGTCGGCCGGCGGTGTCCTTCAGCTTGCGCAAGACCTTGAGCGAGCTGTCGGCCATCATGAAACAGGCCGAAGGCACGCGGTAGGCTGGGTCCACCGAGTGGATCAGGTCCACCAGGTCGTCGTAGATGACGGTGGTGGTCTGGCCGGTGGTGCCGGTTTTGCCTGCGGCTGCACCCGTGACAACACCGCGCGGCTGGCTGGTGCCGGTGCCGGTGGTGAAGTAGGTGTTCGTGATGCGTCCGATGCGCTGCACCAGGCGGTTCTCGATGAACGATGCGATGTCCACTTGGCTGTCTTGCAACAGTTCAAACGGGGCCGCCACGATCTTGGAGCTGAACTTGTACACGTCCAGGCCGACCGTGCCGAACACCGGATCGGCAGCGGTTGCCGTGGTGTTCTGCGCGATCAGTTCGCCAACTTCCGATGTGCCATCCGAAGACGGGAAAGACATGGGGTTGCCGCCAGCGGTGCGGATCAGCGTGGCCTCCTCGCGCATGCCACCGTAGGCCTTCAGCGCATCGATGATGCGAGTAGCAACATCGGTCTGCACCGAGTATCCGCCTTCAGTCGTGGTCGTAGTCGACAACGCGGCGCGGATCTCTTGCCAGTCGGAAGCGGAGAATGCCTTGTCGCCGTTGCGCAAGAACTTGTCGTAGAACTCCGCAGCGCGGCTGCCGCCCTTCTTGCCGGCAGCGTCCACGATCTGCTCGATCTGGCGGTTCTCGCCCATGGCCGAAGCGCTGGCTTCGATGCGCGAGACTTGACCCTTCAGGTCTTCAATCTCAGCCATGCCGGCGTCATAGGTGGCTTGGGCCTCAGGGGTCCACTTGTCGTTCGACTTCTCAACCAGGGAGCGAACCTCCTGGGCGCGGGCGGCGATACGCTCCCGCAGAGCTTGGATGCTTTGCATAGCTGTTTCCTTTCGGGAATGAAAAAAGCCACCCGGATGGATGGCCCTCTGCTTTGCGCGGGAGCGCTTAGTCAGTCAGTGAGGCGACCTGCAGGCGGCGCAGCAGCGCCCCCACATCAGGGCGCACAGGTTCTGGGTTCGGCTGTGGAGCCGGTTCTTGCTGGGATTCAGGTTGTGCCGGTGCCTTGGCGTATGCGCTCAGGTTCCAGCGTGCGGATGCGCTTGGCGATTCCGCGATGCGGTCAGCGAAGCCAGCGGCCACTGCTTCGTCGGCAGTGAACCACGTTTCAGCCGCCATCCACTCGGCACACTTGGCCGGGTCTTGCTTGGTTCTGTCTGCGTAGGTCTGCACCAGCGTGCTGTCGATCTTCTCCAGCAGCGCAGCAGTCTCGATCAGGTCGTTTGCATTGCCGTAGGCCATGGTCCAGGCCTTGTGCACCATGAACAGCGCACCCTTGCCCATCACCACCTCGTCGGCAGCCATGGCAATGAAGGTTGCCGCGCTGGCAGCCAGGCCATCGATGAATGCCACTACGTTGGCAGGGTGGTCACGCAGGGCCTGCTCGATTGCGCGAGCAGCGAACACGCTTCCGCCTGGGCTGTTGATACGCAGGTGGATGGTGCCAGCGGTGATGCCGCGCAGGGCCTTGACGAATGGTTCAGGCGCCACGCCGCCGAAATACTCTGCTTCCAGCGCGTCCGACACAATGGCGTCGTACAAGAACACCTCTGCCACATCGGCGGCAGCGTTCACTACCTCAAAGCGTCTCGTTGATGCCTGGCGGTTGTCAGCCAGCAGCTTGATATATGGGTTCATGTGGTTGTGCCTCCAGCGGCAGCAGGGGCCGGGGTGGCCTGGTTGTCAAACTTCGGATCGGACGGCATGTTCTCCAGGCGGCGCACCTCATTGGCATCCATCCAGCCAGGTTCGCCAGCGCGGCCAAGTGCGATTCGGTAGGCCTCAAACCGGCCCTTCAGGTCGCCACGCTCCAAACCGGCAGTGACGAACTCTGCGAAGTTGCGTGATGTCTTGAACAGCTTGAAGTTGATTTCCTGTTCAAGCGCGACAAGATGGCGCTGCAGGGTGTATTTGACAAACCCGAGTGACATCTGCTCGATTCCGCTTCCCCACGATGTGGTCTTGTCGTTGTGGCCGATCATGAACGGTGGCACACCAAACACGCGGCATATTTCCTCGATCTGAAAGCCACGTGTTTCAAGTAGCTGCGCGTCCTGGCCGCTCATGGTGAGCTGCTGAAGCTTGACGCCACCAGATAGGATCACTGGAACACGTCCACTGGACTGGCCGCTGTTTCTGTCTGCGAATGACTTGGCAGTGGTGGCGGCCTGTTCTGGCGACATTTTTCCTTCGATTTGAAGCGCCCAGTCTGGCCTTGCACCATCGGCAAAGAACTGCGAGGCCTGGCCGTCAGCACTGCGAGCGATGCCTGCGGCATTGCGTAGGCTGTACTGGAGCTGGCTTTGCGAGCGCAGGCCATCGAACCCAGGTCCAGTGACATGCAGCATGTCGTCGGCCGGGATGGTGACGGTCTGGCTGCCCAGGTCGGTCACATCTGGCGCGATGCGGTAGAACAGGTCCGGGCCATCGCGCAGGACGGTGACACGAAGCGGGTGGATTGGCTCGAAGCCTGACGCCACCGGGCTGAACTTGCCGGCGCGGTAGATGCGCGCGAAGGCATCACCGTAGAACAGCCGACTTGCCGCCAGGTATTCCCACATAGCGGCTGCCGACCAGTTCGGCCATGGTCGCTCGTTCAGGAGCCACCACAGGTCGTTCTTGTAGGCCTCGCGCTCGCCATCCGTTCCCCTGCGGTACAGATGCATGGGCATCGATGCAATTGATCCGCCGATCAGGTTCACACAGGAGATCACCGCAGCTACAGACCTGGCTGCCTGCTCATTCACACCCTGGGCCTGGCCGTCCACATTTCCGCGCACCCAGTCATCCCAAGAGATTCCACCCCACTGTACAGGAGCACCGGACGAACCACCCCCAAGCCAGCTTTGCAAAACGCGCCGGATCAGGTTGGGTTTTTTCATGGGCTCAGAAAACGTAGATGGCCGGCGATGCAGCCTCTTCAAAAACGTGCGTGGCGCTGGCGGTAGCCATTGCTAGAGCCACCATGCCGTCGATGCGGCCGGTGGCCTTGGCCTTGACAAATTTGCGGTTCCCGCTGCTGTCCATTTGGGTCACTGCGTTGGCCGCGCACATGGTCAGCACGGGGTGGTTGCCGTGGCGCATCTTGCGCGACAGCAGTTGTGTCTCAAGCTCGCGCAGGGCAGGCGACATGCTCACAAAGCCCTGGCCGAACTCCACAAAGCGCTCAAGCTCCTCTTCAGAGAATCCAACACGCTCCAGCCACGGGCGCAAGAACCGCATGTTGTAGCGGTCAAACGCCAAGGCCTGCACGTTGCACCGGTCGAACACGTCGCGCAGGTGCTGCGCGATGAATTCGTACTCAATGGCAGCACCTGGTGTTGTCGCCAGATAGCCGTCACGCGCCCAGATGTCGTATGGCACCCGGTCATTGCGGCTTTTGGCCTCCAAGCCTTCCCGTGGCAGCCAGAACGTGGGGTGCACGTCGAACGCTTCAGCATCATCAGACTCAGACACCAGCACCAGGGCTGTCAGGTCTGACACGCTGGACAGGTCAAGCCCACCCACCACGCTGCGCCCCTAAAAGTCGCCAGGA